TAGAAAAACTATCTCGAGCATTTGATCGTTTTTATTTCATTCCCGGCAATCACGATTTGTATTATCGCGATAAACGAGATATCTATTCAACTGAATGGGCCAAACACATTCCTAACATTGTCATTGTTAATGACTTTTTCAAAGATGGCGACGTAATTATTGCTCCGTGGTTAGTAGGCGACGATCATAAGAAGTTGGCCAAAATGAATGCCCGGTATATGTTTGGCCATTTTGAGCTTCCGCATTTTAAAATGAACGCCATGGTAGAAATGCCAGATCACGGTGAAATCCGAGTAGAAAACTTCAGTGGCATCGAAAGCGTTTACAGTGGCCACTTTCATTTACGACAGCATAAAAAGAATATCAACTACATTGGCAATTGCTTTCCGCATAACTTTGCCGATGCTGGTGATGACAACCGTGGCATGATGATCAAAGAGTGGGGACAAGAAGATCAATACTTTGCTTGGCCGGGTCAGCCTTTGTATCGTGTAATGAAACTAAGTGAGGCCATCGACAACGGTGCCAACATGCTCAAACCCAACATGCATGTCCGTGTAGAACTAGACATCGACATCAGCTACGAAGAAGCAAACTTTATCAAAGATACGTTTGTTAAAGAACACAATTTGAGAGAAATGGCTTTAATACCCAGCAAGCGCACAGACATCGACATTGATCTAGCACCAGGAGAAGTTAAATTTGAAAGTGTGGATCAAATTGTAACAGACCAACTTACCAATATTGAAAGTGAGTTTTATGACCCTAAGTTGTTGTTAAAAATATATCAGAACCTATGATCCATATAAAGAATCTAACCGTTAAAAACTTTATGAGTGTAGGTAACAGCACTCAAGCCATTGACTTTGATCGCAAGGATCTTACGCTAGTATTGGGTGAAAATTTAGATCTAGGTGGCGATGGCAGTCGCAACGGCACAGGTAAAACTACAATTATCAATGCGTTAAGCTATGCGTTATATGGCACAGCACTCAGTAACATTCGCAAGGACAATTTAGTAAACAAGACCAATGGCAAGAACATGCTGGTTAGTCTTGATTTTGGTGTAGGTAATAAAAGTTATAAAATTGAACGTGGTCGTAAGCCAAATGTATTGAGATTTTTTGTCAACAATGAAGAACAAGCTATTACGGATAATTCTCAAGGCGATTCAAGAGAAACCCAGGACAACATCGAACAACTGCTAGGACTCAGTCACGATATGTTTCGACATATCCTAGCACTTAATACCTACACTGAACCATTCTTGAGTTTAAAGGCCAATGATCAGCGTACCATTATTGAACAGTTATTGGGTATTACGCAACTAAGTGAACGTGCCGACCGCATCAAAGAACTCAATAAACAAACCAAAGATGCTATCCAGCAGGAAGAGTTTCGTATTCGTGCTGAGCAAGAAGCCAACAAGCGTATCGAAGAACAGATTGAATCACTGAAACGCAGACAAACATTGTGGACAAACAAAAATGGCGAAGATATCAAAGAACTCGAGAAAGCCCTTAAAGCATTACAGAATATACAAATTGAAACGGAGATCCAATCTCACAAGGATCACAAGGATTGGGATCAAAAGCGCAAAGATATCAATGAGCTATCAACACAAATCTCTCGTGTCAAGATGGACATCAGTCGGGAAGACAAGTTGGCGGCCAAACTATCAAAAGAAATTGAGACGCTTGAGAACCATGAATGTCATACATGTGGGCAGGCCTTCCACGACAGTAAGCACCAACAGGTTCTGGAAGGCAAGCAGGCTGATCTGGCTGCGGCTCGACAGAGCGGCACGGAATTTAGCACCCTGTTATCAGAGTTGGAGACTACCCACACGGCCCTGGGCACGTTAGGCAAACCACCTACAATGTTCTATGATCGAGAAAGTGATGCTATTCAACATCAAGCTACGCTGACCAACCTAGAACAGCAAATTGCTGCAAAACAAGCAGAAGCAGACCCGTATGCAGAACAAATTACAGAAATGCAACAGCAAGCGTTACAGGAAGTAACGTATGACTCACTTAACGAACTTACTAGGTTACAAGAACATCAAGACTTCTTGCTCAAATTGCTTACCAGTAAAGACAGCTTTATCCGTAAAAAGATCATTGAACAAAATCTTAGCTACCTTAACGCTAGACTAACACACTATTTAGATCGTGTAGGGTTACCGCACACAGTAGTATTCCAAAACGATTTAACTGTCAGCATTGAAGAGTTGGGTAGAGAACTAGACTTTGATAACCTAAGCCGTGGTGAACGCAATCGTTTGATCTTAAGCATGAGCTGGGCATTCCGTGATGTGTTTGAAAGCCTGTATCAACCTATTAATCTGTTGTTTATCGACGAAATGATTGACAACGGCCTAGATACGTCGGGTGTAGAAAATGCTTTGGCATTATTAAAACAAATGAGCCGTGAACGACACAAGAGCATTTGGTTAGTCAGTCACAGAGACGAACTGGCTGGACGTGTTGAAAATATTCTTAAGGTTGTTAAGGAGGGTGGCTTTACTAGTTACAATACAGATGTGGAAATTGCATAGTTTCAAGTCTGTGATGATAACTACTAGTCCATGGTATGGCTTTACGAACAAAAACAAATTGAAACACTACCCGAAGATTGCATTGGTTTTGTTTATTTGATCACGAATAAACTAACCAGCAGGCAATACATTGGAAAAAAATTAGCAAAATTTAGTAAAATATCGTATAAAGTAGTAAGATTAAAGAACGGCAACAAAAAACGTAAACGAATCAAAAGCAAAATAGACTCTGACTGGCAGACATACTATGGATCAAACGATCGACTTAACCAAGACATCGCCGAGCTAGGCGCAGACAACTTCACAAGAGAAATATTATTTTATTGCCGATCAAAAGCAGAATGTAGTTACATAGAAGCTAGAGAACAATTCAAACACAAAGTATTAGAATCAGACAACTGGTATAACGGACAGATTAGTGTTCGTGTTCATGGTAATCATATAAAAAATAAACTTACATGACGATTAATTTATACGTTGGAGGAAATGACAGTGAGCTTGCTAATCTAGCTAGGGCTGCAAATCCACAGGCATTTTTAATTGATCATTCTAATTGCGTTGAGTTTTTAAATAATCCTCCCACCGGTGATATTACTATATACACTTCATTGGCTGATTTACCCAAAGTATTTGAAAATAATAACGTAGTTCATGACTTGTTTGACCTAGCAGATAACATTTACTATCATCCGCCTAAGATATGGTCGTATACCAAAATGAAAGAAGTAACTGAACTTATTTTACAAGAATTCAGTCTAGAAAAAAATAATGTTCACAATTTAAACTTGCCAAATTATACAGAATTATATACTAAACTAGTTGACGGTCGACAAACACCTGACCAACAATTATGGATAGCTGGGTGTAGCATATCGCACGGCGTTGGAGTTGAGCAGGGACAACGGTATGGACAATTAATCGCCAATTCGTTAGGGTTACCGGTGTCGTTTTTAACCGAGGGTGGATCTTCTATACCTTGGGCCGTGGATCAACTTGTTAGGTCTGACATTTGTGCCGGTGATATTGTCGTACTTGGACTAACCGAAGAATTTAGATTTCCGTATTGGACCACAGATAATACCGTATGGCATATAGGTGTAAATCACCGGAATCAAAATGATCGATTACCCTTTACAAATTTATCTAGCAACATAATAGATAGACTAATTACAGATGACAATTGTTTTTATCAATCCATAATTAAAATACATCAACTTGTAAATTTTTGCAGAAAACTCAATGTAAAATTATTAATTTTAGGACTACTCTCATCAAATCGTTTGGCATTTCATTTAAATAATATACCAGAATTTATAAACTATAAAAATATCAAACTACAAAATTCATTAGCAGACCTTGGAACCGATAATCAACACCCAGGGCCACTACAACATCAACTATACGCAGACTTTTGTCAGACAGCACTAAAAAAACTCAATTACATTTAAATTAGATAGGCAACTCGTAGACACTGTGCTAGTCGCGGACTAGCCCCATTGAGGAACGGTGAGATACCCGGTCCAGATTCTTGGGCGTCAAAGGCAATTGCTAACTTAAGGCAACAAATGGTTTGGGCTCCGTTGAAAAAGATACGACCCATGCTTGTAGGACTTGGATTTATTATCGGGTCACTAGGGTTCCGTTGATATGTGAAGCTTGAGTAGGGGGTACCGGTCAACCGCCTCCGTGTAGGAAACTACAATCTCATTATAATAAATGACTATGCTACTCAGATAATGTAGGAGTCAGTTCACCGTGCATACGGTGAATTGTGACCAATTAATCTAGATAATGCTAAAGAAAGACAAATAAAAAAA